GAGAGGGAATCACGATTGTCCAGTGGATAGCAACCGAGGACGATCTGACCTGCGACTTCTGCCGACCCCTGGACCGGCAATACTTCCGAGTCGGTGAACCTATCATCGAGGAAGACCAGACTGCCTTGACTGAGAGCAATCAACTGATGCACTTCCCGCAGGCAATCTATCATCCTCCCTTGCATCCCTATTGTCGATGTGGGATGGTTCCTATAGTCGATCCGAGCCAGGTGAGCCTGGTGCAGCCGACCGGGGAGAAACTGCGATTCACTCCGGGGCGGATTCGAAAGGTAGATGCTCCAGAACTCTTCGATCAAACCCCTCGTATCCTTCGAACAAGGCCAGGTAGACTCCCTCCTACCGCTCCCACCACTCCTGCCCCTGCTGTATCGTCCCTGAAGAAGCAGACGAGGCGTATACAGAAGGTAGAGCGAATCAAGAAAGTTACATTGAAAGGATTCAAGACGGTTGAAGAGGAAAGGCGAGCGGCGGAGATGCTGAAGGAGTTCTCTGATAGTGTGGAGAAGGCTACCAAGAAGTATCCGGCTCTCAAGCAACTGATAGGACAGACCAAGCCTGCTCACATCAAGAACTTCACCCTGCGGAATGTAGATGAGTTCAAGACCAGCAAGGGAATAGCAGCAGGACAATGGTCTGGTGGTAGTAAGTTAAATATGGACCTTGCCGCGAAGTCAAGAAACATCATACGGAAGACTCAGTGGAGACGAGGATGGGCTACAACTGATGATATGATAGGAGTTCATCTGCATGAGTTAGGACACTCTCTTGACTTCCAGTTTCAACTCCGATCCCTGGACAAGCTATCCGATCCATGGTCAACCATATATGCATCAAAGTCGAAGACTTGGTGGAAGAAGAATATATCAGTCTATGCCTCAACCGACGCCAGAGAAGCCTTCGCGGAGAGCTTTGCGATGTTCATGCATCCCCACTATCGAAAGGGAATGCTACCAAAGGAAATCGAGAAGTGGTTCAAGGACATACTTAAGGGACGTAGAGTAGGTCCAGCTCTCGTCCGACCAGGAGTTGAAGTCTCCAGGTTACTTCCTGCTAAACCGAAACCAAGAGCAGACGTACTCGATATAGTTGATCCAACTGACGTAGATCGAGACTATACTCATTTGTATAATCAAGCAAACAGTTGGCGAGGATCACTTAATAAGGCGGAGAATGCTACTCTTACTTATTATCGAGATCGGGCTGGGTTCGAGCCAATCAATACTTGGATGAGAAGTGGACACGGTGGAGCCAGAAGTGTTCAGAAGGCAGTTCGACAGATAGGGAGTGCATTGTCTCGAAGTGATCTGACTGATGGAACGATCGTTTATCGTGGGATAAATGCAAACAAGGAACTCATCGGTCAGCTTCAAGTAGGAAGTACATTTACTGAAACCGGATTTTTGTCTGGGTCTCCTGCCGGATCAGTCAGCGCTCGATTTTTGGACTTAGATGAGAACTCAGTGCTCTTCAAGTTAACTACTCGTAAAGTTAAAGGAGGATATATTGCAGGGAAGGGAGAGCTACCAGAGTATCTCATCCAAGCAGGTGCTGAGATAGAAGTTACGAAGGTAACTATATTACAAGACGGAGTTAAGTTGATAGAAGGAGTTGTCAGTCATGGCTAAGAATAAAATGCGGCAACTGGCAGAGAGGCTCAACGACTGGACTATCCCTTATCTGTTGACAAGACTAAAGATTAGAACTCAAGAAGAAAAATCACTGAAGAGAAAGGACGTAACAATGATCATTACACCACAATGCTTCAAGCGCAACTGTAAACATTTCTTGGGAGTCAAGAACGACGGAGACGAGACTACCGAGCGGGTCTACTGTGCTGCTTTCCCCGATAGAATCCCCAATAAGATAGCATACGGGGACAATCTCCATCTGACCCCGGTCGAAGGGGACCACGGCATCCAATTTGAGAAGGAATCCTGACCTTAATTTTACCCCGATTTTCAGGGATAACTTTAATATAGGCACTCCTTCGAGCTGCGACGATTGGTGCAGGCAAGGATAAAGGAGCCAGCGAGATCAGGGGAACAAACGAGTGGATTCTCAAACCATCTACCGTCTACTCTATGCGGATTGCTGGTCTCGCCGATAATGGAAACGCCTCGATTGAGGCAATCTGGTATGAACACAGAAATAAAAATTAGTGCAATCCGCCGCAATGTCGCGGCGATGCAAGAGGGAGAAAGTAATGCCGATACCAAAGCCGAATGAAGGAGAAAGTCAGAACGACTTCATCTCCCGCTGCATGGGGGACGCGGTCATGGTCTCTGAGTTTCCAGACGAGGCCCAACGTCGAGGAGTTTGCTCGACTGCATGGGAAAAGAAGGAAGACCCAACCACTCAGTATATTACGATGTATGGCACTCCCAAGGTCATCGACGCTGACAACCGTATCTTGGAGGTCACCATTTCGACCAGAGATGAAGATCGGGATGGAGATGTTGTCGAGACGGCCGGCCTGGACTTCAAGAACTTCCAGGACAACCCGGTCGTTCTCTGGGCCCACGATCTTCACAGCCCGCCTATCGGTAAGGTACTCAAGATCGAAGTCTTTAAGGATCATGCGACCGCCCTGGTGCAGTTCGCTACCACCGAGAAAGGTTTGGAAGTCTGGAAGCTCTATGCTGAAGGATACCTCCGCGCCTGGTCCATCGGCTTCATCCCTGATATAGATAAGGCTACCGCCAGAAAGAACGGCGGTTTCAATATCCTTGCCGCAGAAGTAGTCGAGCTGTCTGCGGTTCCCGTGCCGTCGAATCCCCGTGCTCTCTCTCACATGATTGCCGAAGACAAGATCAAGGAGAAGAGCTTGAAGGAAGACTTGACCAACGCCATCTGGGAGACTGGCACTCGAATCATCGAAGTAGAATGGCGTGGTGAGTATGATAAGGAGATCAACAGCGTGGTCCTGGAAGCTGGCTGCATGGAGCGGACGATCCGGGAACGCGTGCTTGCTGGAGCGATCCATCAGATGGTGAATGGCAAGGATGTTGGGCCCATCACGCTCGCAGAGTTGGAGAATCCGGTCGACGAGGAATCCTCGTCACCGATAATCCTCGTGTTGGAAATCGGAAAGTGGCAAGAAGAAAAAGGCGTTACGTTCGTGAAGAAGGCAAGACTGGTATATGTGAAACGGTTCACACCCTCTACAGATGCGGAGCAGTCCAGCAGAACACCTGCTGAGTCTCTAACGAAGTTCATCGCGAGGAATCGAGTACTACTGGCAGAACTGGACATGGAGATTCAGGTATGACTATAAAGGAAATCAAAGCCGCGATGGAAAAAGCTATCGCGGAGCTGGAGGCTTTGGAAGATAAGTCTCGCGTAACTGACCTGAGCGCTGAGGACCTGAAGGTCGTCACCACTGGGGTTGATACCAAGAAGGCCGAGATCAAGAGTCTGGCAACACAGGCAGAGGACGCGGTAACGAAGGCCAAGAGTGACAAGCACCTGAGCGACATCATGGGCGATCTTGCTGGGCTTATGGAAGTCGACACTGCCAACAAGAATCTGTCAGGCGCCGATCCGAACGCGGATGATGACGATCCTTTCGGTACGAAGAGGCTTCACGCCGAAGCTATCGATCATACCCGCAAGGTGATCGAGCATCAAAAGGCGTTTCACACCTACATGACCAAGGGGATGAAGGAAGTCTCCGGTGAGCAGATGAAGCATTTGCTGCAGCCGAAGTCCGACCGATTCAACGAGGGCAAGAGTGGTGTGGTTATGCCGGATACTTTCGGTCTGCGCGTCTTCGGTAAGACTTGGGCGGATAACATGGGCCTAAAGGCTTTGCCGATGCAATCTGATAGCAACGCTCAGGGTGGTTACGCTGTTCCGACTGAGCAGTGGAGCTTCATTCTGGAGACTCCTGCTGAGGAGCCACACATTCTCAACCGCGCCAGTGTCCATCCCACCAAGACTGGCGACATCCAGGTTCCGCGCCTTCAGCAGACCGACTCGAACGAGTACGGTGGCATGGCAGCACAATGGACCAGCGAAGGGGATACCAAGCCTTCAACCGAGTGGGCGTTTGAGCAGGTGACTATCGCTACTCACGAGCTGGCTGCATATACTGAGCTGACTCACCGGCTGCTCGCCCGCTCTCCCATTGATCTCGAAAGGTTCCTAGCAAACCTGGCGAGGGGCGTGCTCAACGATACTATGGACCAGGCGTTTATCAACGGTACCGGAACCGGGCAGCCTCTGGGTATTCTCCAGACCACGGGCATCCGCCTTGTTCCCCGGAACACTCGCGCCGATGTTAAGTATGACGACCTTGTCGACTTGAAGTACGCCGTTAAGCCGTATCACCGGACCAACGGCATCTTCATGATCGGTGATGACGTCTCGCAGAACCTGGAGAAGGATAAGGACGGCCAGAACCGTCCTCTCTTCACCGCGTCAACCGCCAACGGTCTCTACGATCGCTTGGTCGGCAAGTCCTATCTGCCTACCACGAGAGTTCCACGTCTTGGTCGGCAGGGAGATATGTCGTTTGGTGATATGAAGAGCTACTACATCGCGATGGAGCAAGAGATCGTGATCAGACGTAGCGATGATTATCAGTTCCCGAAGAACACAGCGGCTTTCGCGTTCTTCGTCGTGGTTGGTGGGCAGCTTGTCTTCCCGCGGACCTGGGCCACCCTGGACGACATCACGAGCTGAACCTAACGGTGAGGCACCGTTACACTGGGGCGGGGACACCCCCGCAATGTCCTCGCCCCTTCTTCAAGCGGGAGGAGAAAAGTCATGGGTAGTGATTATGTGGTAAAGAAGGAGTGCG